GAATGCAAGGCCGTGGTTCAGAGGATGGTCGATTGCGTAATGATGACGGAATGGAGTGAAATACTAAACGAGCACATGACTCGGGTGCCGTTTTGATTTACTGATGAAAGGAAAAGCAAATGATCAAGGCAAAAGAAGACACGACTCTCCTAAGTTTTGGTTGTCAGGGCTCCCCAAGGGGGCCTTTTTCGTGGCCTCACGAAAATGGTAGGGAGAAAAAACTGCCCATAACCTCTTGACGAGGGCAAAAAAATAGGCCAGAATTTTTTTAGGAGTTTCCGAAATGGCCCGAAGTAAAGTTTTGGCGTCAGTATTTATAAAGTTGAAACTAGCGTAAAGTGGCCGGTTGGCCAATGCCTATTTCATAGCAATGAGGGAAATAATAGCAATGGCCGAAGAACCAGTACAGCCAAGGAAAAGAGGACGGCCTAATAAGCTACAAGCACTGGCCGTAAAACATAAAAAAAAGGTTAAGGGCGTTAAAACAGTGATAAAGCCCGCATCAAAAAAGGCTATCGAGTACGTCAAAAAGGTATGCAAAAACTTTCAGGACCTTGGGGGAAAAATCACCGAGGCTTGCAAGCGATGCGACTCTAGTGCAACGACGTTTTATTATTATGTGAGAAAATACCCAGAATGCCGCGAAATAGCGCACAAATACGGTCTTGGCTTGAAGGGCGACCAGACGGTGCAGGTTATTAATGCAGCACCGCCGAAGCCGAAAGACGATGAGTCGGCGTTTTCAATCTTCGACCTCCCCACTCGAAAAGCTTGGACTACCGAAGAAAAGCAGAATGCGATACGAAAGACAATGGAAGCCTTGAAAGTCGGCGTGCCTTTCGGTTTCGCGGTGCGCTACGCAGGAATCGACAAAAAGAGGTTGACCGAGTGGGTGACAGCCGAGCCGGGGCTGCTGGACGTGCTCTTGCAAGCTGAAGCTGAGTGGAGTGTTACCTTTTTCAGATGTCTGACGAAAGCGGCAGTTGTCGCGGCAGATAAGGGCAAGTTTTTGGAGATCGTGCAAGGAGCCGAGAGAAGATTCGCTTCCCAATGGGGCCAAGTGCAGGCAGTCGATTTGACCGTCAAGCGCGAGGATGGATCCGTGGGTGTCATTTCTCTCGATAAAAACACAATCGACACGCAGTTCGAAAAGGAATTGCAGGCAGAAATCAAAGAGGAGAAAAAATGGGAAAGATAAGCGAAGTCGAAAAACTTGTTAGCCTATTAGAAAAACAAGCGGAAATCCTGCGAGAACGCGCCAAAGAACACGGCTCATTTGACGTGTTCGAGCGTGCTTCATATCATGCCGACATGGGCATTGAAGAGGTTTTGAGCGCAATGGTAGGCGTCAAAAAGGCGCGTCTGGAGCGCAATCCATTCAATGAAGACTCATTGCTTGACCTGCTCAATTACCAAGCCATCGCGACAATGTATTGGGTAAAACAACGGCAGGAGAGTAAACGATGAAAAAAGAGAAAGCAATGGAGCTGCTAAACATTGAACCATCCGAAATAATTCCATACAAAATGAATGCAAAAAAGCATCCTCCTGAGCAGATCCAACAAATCAAGGCATCCATAAAGGAGTATGGCTTTTTGAGTCCTTTGCTCATAGACAAAAAGAACAACTTAATCTGCGGTCACGGGCGTTTGATTGCAGCAGAGCAGTTGGAGCTTCACACGGTTCCATGCCTGAGAGTTGAACATCTTACAGAAGCTCAAAGACGTGCTTTTGTGCATGTGGAAAACCGATTGCAGGAATCAGGTGGAGCTGGTTGGGATACTGAGATTTTGAAAGCAGAACTCGACGACCTCATGCTCAACCTCGACATCGACCTAGGGCCGGTTGGATTCTCGCCGAGTGAGATTGAGGCGCTGCTCGCGGTGCCAGCGATGCCTTTTATGCCTGATTTTCCAGACGACAATGATGACAATGAAAAGGCTCAAATTCTAAAGTTAATAATAACATGCAGCAACGATAGCGAGCAACAAGACTTATTTAGCGAGTTAACATCTAGAGGCTTCAAAGTAAAGGTGGGATAAATGACATACGGAATGCCGTACATGGGCTCAAAACAAGGGATAGTTTCCTCGATAGCTATGAACTTTCCAAAGTCTGAGCACTTTTATGATCTTTTCGGTGGCGGTGGTTCCGTGACTCATTACATGATGACACAAAAAGCAAACCGGCACACTTTTTTTCATTATAATGAAATCAACTCGTTAGTAGCTGACCTGTTGAAACGCGCCATTTCTGGCGAGTTTAATTATGACAAGTTCAAGCCTGAATGGATTTCAAGAGAACGATTCTTTGCTGATAAAGACAAAGACGGTTATGTGAGATGCGTCTGGAGCTTCGGGAATAATCAATCTACTTACTTGTTTTCTGAAGAGATCGAAGAGTACAAGAATGCCATGCACCAAGCAGTTGTCTTCGAGGAGTTCAATCAATTAGCTATCGACGCATTAGGATTTAATAAGTGGCCTAAAGAAGCTAATACTATCAAAAAAAGGCGTCTTTATCTAAGGCAAAAACTAAGCTGGTACAATGAGAATAAGATGATACCCAAGTGTCTTTATCAGTTTTTGTCTGAAAAGCAGCTAAAAGAAATGGGCAAAAAGGATAATGTAAAGCAGTTGCAGCAGTTGCAGCAATTGCAGCAGTTGGAGCAGTTGCAGCAGTTGGAGCAGTTGGAGCAGTTGCAGCAGTTGGAGCAGTTGGAGCAGTTGGAGCGGTTGGAGCAGTTGCAGCAGTTGGAGCAGTTGGAGCAGTTGGAGCGGTTAACAATAACATCTCTCAGCTATGAACAAGTAGAAATCAAACCAAACTCGGTTGTTTATTGCGATATTCCTTATCGGGGAACGGCCGATTATGGAGGTTCATTTTGTCATAAAGCGTTCTTTAAGTGGGCAGCTACTCGCGACTTTCCTGTTTTCATATCAGAGTATGATGTACCAGACAAGAGGTTTAAGCTTATTTACTCTATTGACAAGAGATCACTGTTATCAGGAGAAAGCACTAATCTAATCAAGCAAGAAAAACTTTACTGGAATGGGAAAAGTTTATGACCGCAACCGACCTGCTCAAAATGATCGATGACGGCGTGCCTCTCCAAGTCGCGCTGGCAGCTTGTGGCGTCTCAGAGAACGGACTTTCGGACAAAGTGAAAGCCGCTCTAAAAGAGCGTCAGGCCGTTGTGAGGGCTCGAATAATGCAGCGGCTATACCAAGCCACACAAAGAGCCTCAGCGACGCCTACAGCCGTTGCAAGTGCCGCAAAGACGTGGCTTGAGTTGAGCAAAGAAGAGAAGACTGATAGCCCGATTTCTATTGAGATAATCGAGGACACCGAGGACACAGATGAAACTTAAAATGCTGCCAGGACAAATGCGGTTTCTGAAATCAATGGCTCCACAAGCTGCGATTACTAGCGGTTTAGGCGGCGGAAAATCGTTTGCTTTACGTGTGTGGTCATTGAAAGAGTGCCTAAATTATCCTGACGCGTTGCACTGCTACGGCTCGCTTTCTTACCGTAACATGAAAGACTCCGCGATACCAGCATTCGGTGCTTTGTGCGATATGCTTGGCGTGCCGTACAAGTGGTTTGGCTCCGACTTTTTTTATGAAATAAACGGGAAAACACAGATTCTTTTTCGATCCCAAGACACCGCCGACAACATGCGCTCAACTGAACTCGGTTCGCTGGCTTGTGATGAGCTCGCCTACTGGAAAGAGCGTAATTTCAAAACAATGATGGGCCGCTTGCGTGACTCCAGAGGTTCCTTGAGACTTCGAGCCGCGACAACGACCAACGGATACAATTTTTTCCACCGCTATTTTGTCAAAGAGGTGCAAGGCAAGCAGCGGGATTTATTCTTCACATCTTCATATGAAAACAAGCATCTTCCGAAAGATTACCTACAAATGCTAGAGGAAAGCTATGACGAGGACATGCAGGACCAGGAAATCAAGGGACTCTTCGTTAACATCGGCGGGCGTCGCTATTACAGATACCGCCAAGACTTGCATGTGCATCACACGGATATCATCGCAGGCATTCCTCTTTTTGTTGGCATGGATTTCAACGTTAACCCAATGACTGCCGTCGTTGGGCAAGTGACCGAAAATGAGATATTTTTCCATGATGAGTTATGGCTGCGCAATAGCAACACTTGGGAAATGGCCGACAAAATAATGCAACGTTACGGGTCTTGTTTCATCATCCCAGACAGCGCAGGAAACCGCCTGCAGTCGAATGCTACTAAGAGCGACCATCAGATCCTCAGAGAAGCAGGCCACACCGTTGCTCGCGTTCGCAATCCGCACCGAAAAGACCGCTTCAATTCTACGAATAACATGCTCGACAAAAAGCGGGTCCACATCAATCCTCGGTGCGGGAAGCTGATGTGGGATCTAGGGAGCTGCTCGGTAGACGACAGCGACGATCCGGAGTCGGGGCATATATCCGACGCGGCTGGTTATGCCATCTGGTATTATTTCCCTATCAGCGTGCGCGGAAGTCGAGACGACCTTAACGAAACGCCAACATTTTTGTGAGGAGAAAAACGAATGGCATTCAATGTTCAAGAAACGCTTAGTTTTATCGGAGAAAACAAGGAGTTTATTGATATCTCTAATGACCTCTTTAAGATATTCAACAAACGAATAACTCCGTACATAAAAAAGAGGCTAGACAACGACATCAAAGGCTCAAATACACGGAACGAAGCAAAGGGCAGGATTGCTGCAATCAATGTATTGCCTCAGATAGTAAACAAGAAAAGCCAAGTGTACCGTGCCAACGCCTACCGAAAAATGCTTTCGGGTGGCACCGAAGCGCAGCTAACCGGAGTGGTGGAAGAGACGAATTACAAGACAGCATTGGAAATGGCTAACAAAATGCTGAACCTTCACTCGTGTGTCGCAATCGAGCCGGTACTCAATAAGCAAAATGAAGATCCGTTTTTCCGTGTAATCCCCGCAAACAAGTTTTTGGTAAAAGGCGACGGAACTATCGACAACGTAATGACAGAGTTTATCAAGGTGCTTTCAACGAAGACGCTTCAAGCCAGCGATGGTATCGTTTTCGAAACCGAGTTTGAGGCCTACACCAAGGACGAGTTTGTTCGCTTCAATTCCAAAGGAGAAATACTAGAAAACAGGCCAAATGAGTACGGCATTATTCCGGTTGCTTATTTCACTCGCGACACTGTAACTTTGATGCCTGAACCGGATGAGGACTCGTTCAACATGGTGACGCTGCTTCCTCTCATCATGACCGACCTGAATTTTGCAATTAAATATCAGTGCTTTTCTATATTTTATACAATGAACTGTAAAGCGAAAAACATGACGATCTCGCCAAATGCGGTGTGGAATTTCGAAGGCACGGGACAAGAGGGAGACAAGCCAGAGATAGGAATTCTGACTCCAACCGCAAAAGTCGAGGACGTTCTGAATGCTATTCGGATGCAATACTCGATGTGGTTGGAAGGAAAGGGGCTCAAATTGAACTCTCTATCTGATGCCAGCGAACCACTCTCAGGCATCGCCAAGGCAATCGACATGTCCGATGTCACAAACGACATCAATTATCAGAGAAGTTTGTTCATTGAAGCCGAGAAAAACCTTCTTACCATTTGGGGCACAATGCAATACAGCGCCGACTGGAAAGTCGACGTAGGCTTTGAGCCGAC